CATGTACCATTGGCCGACGAGCAAATCTTTGTCAGTTTCAGTCAACAGCCCTACATAGGTGCTGTATTGTTCCGGGGTTAAATCTTTTAAGGTCATACGTTGCGAGATAAAGTTGTTTGGTATGCCTGTACTGCGGTGTAAAAATTAGCGGCTTCGGTGTCGGTTAGGCCGTCACCAATGGATGCAAAAGCCAAATTTGCATTTGAAAATTCTGCAATACTTGAACCATTATTTACTGCTAATAAACTGAAACTTCTATTTATATTACTATCAGTTCCACCGCTTTTAATTGTAGGTGTTAAATTATTTTGAAAATACTTAAATTGTCCAGTTGTAATTTTAGACAAAATAAACATACCTCGCTGTGGTGTTACAACTGCGGCTAAATTTGTTTGTTGCTGTCCTATACACGAGAAGTTAGCATTATTAAAATTTAAGTAAAATCTTGTAGCGTTTGTCGGACTTACAGCATCAGATATACCCATTGATGTATTAGAAAAAGATGGTAAAACATTTCTTTGATACATTGATATATGTTTACTTGTTATATTCAAAGATGTACTTTCTGTTAAAAAAGTATCAGCATAACCATTGGTTGAATTTCCGGAAATACCATTTGCATTGTGCGTAATTCCACCGTAGAATACCAACCTGAATGCAGCATCCAAATCACGGGGGTCTTTCAAATTCCATTTGTGAGTTGTAGCCGTGCCACCAACAAAAGGATAAAGTGCTTTCATTTTTGTCCAAATGCCATAGGTTTTCAAATTAACCACCAAAGTGTTGATGGCACTCTGCTGCGTGGCATCGGTTATGGCAGCAGCCGTGATGAATGCTTGTGCATCGGCATCGGTTCCGCCACCGCCTGCCGCAACAAAGCTCCCTACACCAATACCTCGCCTTATCATACGTTATACGCTACGATGCTGCCGCTTGTCAGGGTTATGCTGCTGAAATAGTCACCATCGGGCAACGAAATGAACGTGCCTTGTTTCAGGGTTACGCCTGTCAGTCCAAGGGTTGTCATTACACTTGCCGCATTTTTGTCAAGGGCAGCGGAAACAACTGCATCTGCGTTTACGACAAAGCCCTGCCAACGGCCGGTATTTGCGCTTGTGTTACTTATCACCTTGCATCCGGTGAAACCTGCCATAAATTGTGTTGAAGTACTCATTTTATTCTATTGTTGGGAATGTTAAATTGTTATTTGGTGTGTCGCAGTAATCTCTCAAATTTGGACAATGATATTCGATAACGGCTGCAACTCCGCTAACGATGTCCGTTTGGGCGTCATAAAAGGGTGTAATGCTGTCGTTGATTACCCATGTTCCGGCTATGTTGTTTCGGTAAACGTAGCGCAGCATTGAGTAAATGTCCAACATCACCGTGTGCATATCGCTGATGCGTTCTACTGCATCGGTAAAATCTTCACGATGCCTGTCAGCAATGGCAACCGCAAAGCGGTAAATCACCTTGTCAACGGTCACCTGTGAACCATCAGGAAAAATCCGCATCAACGGATAAAGCTGCTCACCGCTTGTATTGATGTTTGGCTCAATATTTACGATGGTTGCCTTTATCTGCTTGTGGTTGTTCCCGGCAGTTTCGAGTGCTTCCAGTAGTTGGTTGATTGTTACCATTGAGATAGAGTTTCAGTTTGTTTTCGTTTTTTGTCCTGACTTTATTCATGAAAAGAAACCACGTAAAAATTTATAGTCATCATCTTCGCCCAAATAAAAGCCACCAAATAAATATTGGTTCTGTGGATTGATCACGTCAAGTCCACTCGCAGGGTTTTGGTATTCGGGGAAAAGTGTATCATTTTCGGCAAGGTACAAACGCAATCTTTCAGCGTAGTATTCGGCCTTGTTTTGATAACGCTGCTCAATCATGCGAAGCTGGTCAACATCCACCGCATTTGCATTTTCTGCTCCACGACTTGCTGCTGACTTGTTCATCATTTTGTAGGTCAATGGAAGCATACTATCCAAAATCACGTAGTGATACAGACAAGGTGCAACGTATTTGTTGACCAATGTCAGGTAATTACCACCAAGCCCAGCCCCATTGATGTCATCACAAATCTTGTCATACAAGGTGCTGCCCAAAATATCACGGATATATACATCCTGTGCGGTACGCATGGCAGTTTGAAGCAACTTGCTATCAACGTTTTCGTCAATCGGGGTATTCTTCTTGACATCCTGCTCACTTACGAAATATGCGAAATTAGCCATTTGATTTTCTCCTTACTATTCTTTGTTTCCATTCGTGACGACAATGCGGAATGTGCAATGGTGGGTCAGTGTTTGGAACGGTGTACCAACCGCCACGTCTTAACCAAACTGAATAGTCCATGATTTGCGACATTTGTTCAATTTCATCACGAGTGTAAAGTTTACCCATTTGCATCATGCGGACACAAAACTCACGGCTTTCACCACCGGGCTGCAACGGCAACGCATCAGGATCTAAATCGTACTTGTATCGCAGTTCAAGTTTAGGCAGTTCGGTGTCTGCAATCTCTCCACGGCCAATGTCGGTGATTTTGATTGCGTTATTAGTCCAATTTATCTTACCGCTGTCCTGCAAAGTTTTCAAAATCTTGATGACTTCTTCTTCACCTATTTTTGTGGCTGTTGAAATGTCTTTCAATGTGGCTTTTTCATCGGAATTTACCACAGCCAGTACCCTTTTTTCTTTGGTGGTAAGTTCAAATGTAAGTTTCACTTCCTCAAATTCGCTTTCATCAGCACCAAACTTGGCAAAAACCGACAAGTCATTATCCGACCATTTATGAAATTCGCAAGTGTGACCGTCAAACTTCTGCGCCTGAATAGTGGTGTTTTGCAATCCGAGTGCTTCACGTGCTTCCTCACGGCTTACAATGCCAAACTGGTACAATGCCACATAATCAACACCCAAGAAATCGCTGTCTTTGGTATCTAATTCAATACCGGGATAAACGTATTCAAGGGTATTTTCAAGGCAAGTGTCAAGTTTTACTTGACGTTTGTTGACGTATGATTTGTGGAACAACTCGTATGCTTCAATCATTTCATTACGCTGACCAAGTGCGCCTTCGGTTGCATAACCCAGCAGAATTTTCGGGAAGTTGTGGCCGATAAAGATTTCATCCTGCACCGTTTCGTTAAGTTGCAGGAATTGCTTGTCCATGTCGGAAGGTTGCAGGTGTGCAATCTCTGCCGACTTTTCATTCATTTCGTTAAACTGAATAAGCACACCACCTGCGTTGTCTGTGCCGGTTGTTTTCTGCTTGAACTTCCTCTCAAAGTTAAAGGCAATTTCCTCTGTCGGTTGACCTTTGAACAACTGAACCAGTGTGCCGTTGGCAAATCCGTTGCGGATGTTGTTGTTGTGGAAGTTGGCTATCTCAACATCGATTTCAATGTACTGCAAACAATGCTGATAAGGGGGCAACGGATAAACACCCAAGGCAGGTGCGTATTCACGGAAATAAAACAACTGCACTTCCATCGGCTGTGCCTTGTTTGGATTGAACGGAGCATAATGCTTCATGTCCTCATGCTTCGCCTTTTTCCAATCCTCTGCATACATATAGATTTCGTGGTCAAGTGTCCGAATGTTGCTGAAATCTACGTGATACAAAGCAGAAATTTGCCCCACTTTGTTGTAATGCACCTCATACGCAAATCCGTTGAACAATTCATAATCGAGAGCTAACTTATTTTTGAACTCTTGAATACCCTCATAAGGGTTCACGTATTCAATTACCTTAACTGCGCTGGGGTTGCCATCCACCAAGGTTTCTTCACCTGCTACAAAACGGGCTTTTTGCCTTACAATAGCCCCGTGTTTTGGGCTTCTGTTGTAAAATTCAAGTAACGTATCAGGAAAATCGTTCTTTTCCCCATAGGTCACGATGCCTTTATTCTTGTTTTCCTTGAATTTAGGCAACTTTGACTCAGTGAAATTTATGCGTAGTAAATCGAAACTCATCCTATATGGTGCTGCTTAATGGTTGTATTGACCTCATGGTCGTTAAATGCGGTATGTGATGCGGTAACATAGGCCAATCCCCGGTCAATTTCCTGCGATGCAAGTAATGGATTGGTATTGGTCGGGGAAGTTTGTGCGTACAAAGCCCAGTAATGTGTACCAACGGCCAATGTTTTTGCGGTGCTGCTGCCCTCTACAAATGAAAAAAGTTGGTATCTGTTGGGTGCTGTGCTTGTATCGGTAACGATGAATGCCTTTTGTTCCTGCGACATTTCACTTTCAAAAACAAGCAGATAGTACACGGGTGAAACCGTTACTTTTTCCCTGCCAGTGATGATCAGTTCAGGTGTGCCGCCCTTTGTAATGTAAAGCATCCTATCTATATAAGTAGGTCGGTTTCATGTTAAACAAAAAAGGCCGGGAAAACCCGACCCTTTCTGCATGAAAACACTATGAAAAATCAAAGACCCAGCGAAGTTACAACAGCGGCCTGAACTTTCAAAGGTAAATCGGTTTCTTTGTGGAGAAAATTTAATACATGACCTTTGAAATCTCCAAACGCTTGTCCGAAGTTTGTTTCACTTTGCTGCAACTGAACACCATAGTCAGCACCCAGCAGCCAGTAGTCACCACTTGCATCAAGGGCAATGGCTAACATTCTGTTCTGTGCGAGAAGTTTAATCTCGTTGCGCTGTGCAGTGGTAACTTTGTGCAAACGTGCAACAAGGTCAGCTTCGTAAAACACAGTTCCGTTTTCAGTTGAAGGAATGGTTCTCCAAGTCATAGACCCGGTTTCCTTTTCAAGTTCATACTTGAAGTAGCTTTTGCCACCACTCAAAGTGTGGGCAGAAACTTCGCCTGATGATTTGGTGAGAGTAGATTTGGCATCGAATTCCACGAGCCAAATATTTTTGATACCTGCTGCTGCGGTTTTGCAGTCCAAGGTAAATCCGGTGGTTAATACACAAGGCATATTTTTTTTTTAAATTAAAGGGGGGTAGGGTTTTTCCCCACCCCCCGGGTTAAACTTTCTCTATTCGGTTAAAATTAGAGTGTGAAAAGAACAACTTGCTCAGGGTAAGCAACCTGACATCCGTATTTGAAAGCGGTGTGGAATTGTACTCTGCGCTCGAAAGGATTGAAGATGAATTCAAATTCTTCTTCTTCGTTCATCATGTCAGTACCCAAGAAGAAATTGCTCCACAGACCAGCAACGATTTTGTTTGTGCCGTTCATACCGTGCAGACCGTAAATCTTAATGCCACTGATAGGGTCAACGATTTCCATCTCTGCGATTTCGTTTGCAGGGTAGTGGAACAGATTAGAAGTTACC